ATCCAAATATTATAAAGGAGACAGCGGGTGGTATGTGGTGGTGTCCACTGCCTCCATTATAATATACTACTTTTTAAACCAAGATGGAAGACCTAAATGTGGTCTTTTATCAAACATATTATATCTGGCTCCAGGAGTCTTTTTATTATTATAATGTAAAAAAACTTGAATACATTCTTTACCCTTAAATTTTTCTCTCCAATGCTCTAGCTCACAGCCTGAATAAACTAACATGTCCCCTTGTTTTAAATCTACTTTAATACCCTTCTTACCAACTTCTCCAGAGGGTTCTAGATATATGGGCCAATCATCTCCTCCAAGATTCATAGTTGTAGATATTTCACAACTGAATCTGTCTTTATGTCTTTTTAAAATATCCCCTTTTTTATAAATTCTTGCATAAGTATATGAAGGGTATAATTTTAATCCTGTTGCTTCTTCCATTTTAGGTTGGCATTTTAACATTAAAGTTTCCATAGCAATATCAGAATAGCAAGAATAAGTATTTGGAATCTGTTCATTTTTACCTTCATAGTAACCAATTAAAGTTTCATATGGAGAAATGTATCTAGCTTCTCTACAAGTATCATAAACTTGCTTTTGCATACTAAAATAATTTGCAAGAAACGAAGCTAAATCTTTTGAGATTGCTTTTCTAATAACCACATATTTATTTTTACTAAATGACATCTTTAATTACCTCCTTAGGTACAGCTTGCATATTCCAACGTATAAATTTAAAAGTATCTTGTCCATGATCTACCGCATATTCGTGTTCTAAATAAGATGGAAATATAAGAATAGTTCCGGGTTCAGGTTTAAAATGTAATACACTATTATTTGAATTTGATTTCATTTTTAACCTAGTAAATTTACAAACAGGTCTAGGGTCATAGAATATTGGATAAGATGTTTTTTCACTGCACTTTAAAAAATAAAAACCAGAAACATGTTGGTTATTATTGGAAGGTGCGTAATGATGACCTCCTCCTTTTTTAGAAAATTGTTGAGCCCACATATCAGAAAAAATTAATTCATAGTTTTCTATTGCATAACCTTGAAAATCTAAATATTCCAAAGATTTTTGACTTACGTAATTTCTAAAATCTAAAAAATTATTTTCTAATACTAAAGATTTTGAACGGTAGCTTATTCCAAAATCACCAAATTTTTTTATGTATTTTTTTATTTCTGGATAATTTTTAGCTTCTTTAATGTATTCATTAGTGAAACTATTTAAAGATTTTAAAAATTCAGGTTTTTTTTCAAACCAAATACTAGTACTAAAATAATTATTTATCCTCATATGTATACCATCCTGTTATTATATATTTTGTTTCTTTAGGTGCCGCTATTCCCCTATGAACATGTGTCCAAAAAGGAGGAAAAATAATTGTTTTTCCTTGTTTTGCTTTTATTTTTTGTTTTTGATTAAAAAATTCAGTTTCTCCTCCTTCTTTTATGTCATTTAAAAAAGTAGAAAAAACTAATATTCTTCTTAAAACATCTTTATCTGTTTCACTTATTTCTGAATGCCATCCAAAATAAGCTTCTCCCGGTTTATATTTTTGTATTTTTACTGTTTCATATACATTCCAAGGTTTTTGTCCTAAATCTACAGTTTTGTATTTATCTATATATAAATCTTTTATTATTTTTAGTTCTGTAAAATATGGATATAAAAAAGGGTCATCAGAACTTAAAAATAAAGATGTCATTGAAGTTGCTTTATGTTTTTCAACTTCTTTATTTGGATTTTTTTCAAATTCATCAATTAAATCTTTGCATATTTTTTTGTAATTTTTTATTCTATCTGTGTATATAAACATATTATTTAAATGGGTATCCAAGGTTCCACATTACCAATGAATATCTTACCCCTTTCGTTACTGGTTTAACTCTATGCCATACAAATGAAGGAAAAACAACAATAGATCCTTTTGGTAATATTTCTTTGCATTGTATTCTATGCTTAGATTCATCTCTCATGTGAGGATCATAATTCCTAAAATCAAATTCTAGTTCTCCACCTTCGTATTCAGATCCATCTGTTAGCTGGCATGTCATAGATAACTTTCTTATTTTACCATGGTGATTTGAGTCGTGGGGTTTGTTATAAGGTTTGTCCCAACCATCACAGTGCCAATCGTAATATTGGTTTAATTTATATTTTGTAAATTGAAAAGACTCAGACCAATCCCATTGAAAATTCCAATCCGCTTGTTTATTTGCTTCATGTATATATGGATGAATTTCTCTATATAACCATATATCGTCTAACCAAACAATATCTGAATTTCTTTTTCTTTTTATATCTTTAATTTGATTTTTAGATAATTTTTTCTCTTCATAACCTCCAGTTAAGGCCATACCTTCTTTTTTTGATAAACCATATTTTATAATATCATCACATAACTTCGGAGGAATAGCGGAGGTAAAATACCAAAAATAATTAGATATATTCATATTGTATTTTTGTAATTAAATTTATTGATTCTTTTTGATTGTTAGAAATAATATACATATTATTTGATGGAAACATTATAAATCTGTTATTTTTTAATCCTATGTCCCAACTTCTTCCTTTTCTTCTGTTGTCATCATAATAAATTCTAACTAAACAATCTTTAACATTAACTGCGTACAGCATTGTAAAATCAGAAGAATTTTTTAAATCAACTGGGTCAACATCTAAAATTGGTTTAGTTATTTCTTCAGGTTTAAAACTAAAAACGGAATCTTTTTTATACACTAATTTTGTATTAAATTTAGCATAAGCATAATCTGTAACATAATTATTTATTATGTTAAAATTTTTTGAATTGTTAAGTTTTTTTTTAAAAAATTTTTTTTGAAAAATTTCTTCTTTAAACTCTGAAAAATTTATATTTAAACCTTTAGGTAGATTTAAATTTCCATAAAAAATAGAAATTTCACTAATTACTTCTTTCTTCATACCACCATTATTAATATATTATATTAAAATATTGTCAATTAGCCTAAAATCGCTTCACCGTTAACCCAAGCAGAACCATCCCAAATATATCTAATCGGATCTCGGTCTTCATGTGCTACAAATGGTTCTTTTTCATACAGTTTCCATGCCCACCAACCTTTAGTGTTGTCAGACTGATATAGATCTTCGTCCCATCTTGGATCATCCGGCCAATCATAGTTTTCAGCTGAAGTGTCTATTGCAGTAGGTTCATCAATAGGTGCTTTCCAAAGAGCAGTTGGAATATCCTTAATCCAACTATTATAAGGTTTTGGATGCCAAAATATTTGATTTGTAGGATCCCATGTACCACCTGGACATGCATAGTTTCCTCTAAATGGAGTTCCACCATTTTTATGTTGATTTCCATTTGTGGAGTATGAAGTTTTAATCCACATTTCTGCAGGCCAATTGTGATGTAACGCTAAATATTGTTGACCAACTGACTCATCTTCAACTCCATCAGCATTTAAAATATGTTTATCTTCTATAGTTAATACTTGTAAAACAAGATTATCATTTCCTATTTTTGCAAAGTGTGCCATAATTTAATCCTTATACCTATATCTAATAATTACAATACCACTACCACCATTACTACTTCTACCTGGAGGAGCACCTAGTCCTCCACCAGCAGAGTTATCTTGTGCATCTGTAGAGAAACCATCTATTCTTACTCCCTGTCTTCCATTTGTAAATCCTTGCGTTTGTCTGTTGCCTGGCATATGACAATTTCCTCCACCTGCAAGAACTTCTAGCTTACCTGTTATATGAGTATACGCTCCTGGACCTCCATTACCTCTAACGTCTGTTGTTCCATCGTTAGGGCTAGGAAATCTACCTCCTGATTGTCCTAAATTCATAGCGCCACCACCGCCACCACCTGTACTACCTGGAGCCGGAGGTCCTGCATTACCTCCTCCTGTTCCTTGTTGAGGACTTACTGGAGGTGAATTTCCGTTACCACCGAAAGCATAGCCACTAGTACGTCCACCGGCACCACCACCAGATCCACCAGGTCTACCAAAACTGCCACCGCCACCGCCACCGCCACCGCCAGCAGCTGTAATAGTTGAAAAAATTGAATTACTTCCATCGCCTCCATCGAAGGGAG